ATTACAAGCCCTATTATGAAAGGAGTCACCCACATGAACAACATCACAAGTACCACCAAAACGAATCAGGAGGAAGTTAAAATGAGAAAGCTTATTGTAGAAGCACCAGAATTGAAGGAAGGACAGACCGATAGCTCTGGAGGAATCCGTGAGAATGGAAAGATTTCTGTTCAGTATAAAAATCCGGTTCCTTACGTAGAACCCAAATTACCATCTACTACTCCTCAGAGAGCCTACACAAGAAAAGATTTGTTGAAGGATCAGGCAAAGGATTTTGCAATAGACGTAGGAACAGATCTTATTTCTATGATATGGTATGAATATGGCAGACCTTTTATCCAGGCCAAGTTACATCAGTTAGGGCAAAAGGCCATTGCTCACCTGGAAACTCCCACAAAGTCATCCCAGTTAATCCCGCAGCAGGATATAAAAGCTGATAAAATTATAGATACCGAGTATGAAGAAATTTCAGAAACGGATGATCTTGATGATAATGACAAAATCATCCGTTTCCCAAGAAGACACGTCAGCTAACTCGTTTACAATAATCAAGACTAATCCAGCCTGCTCCAGATTTCAGTTTACCCCATCCAAGTGTTGAGCCTCTACCGCTCTTCACTTGGGTGATTGTAAATACTCCAACACCAGTATAAGCACCAGTCTTCGCTGTATTCGTACCAGCACCCTTTCTGATATTCAAATCATCAATGCTGACCTTCACCATAAACGGACAGTCCGCATTAGAAAACTCCGCAGCAGAATCACTTCCACCAGTAACCTCAGCACCATACACAGCCTTACCATTCCAGTCATACACCGTATAGCCTTCATGTTTATCAGCCATTGCCTTAGCATTATCAAATACAGTATAAGCACCAAGCTGGGAACCAGCATCCTTCCAAGCCTTCCTTACCCTGTAATATCTCACCACAGCATCAGAAGCACCCGAATCCTTCACATCCCACTTAGTCAGATTCCATCTTTCGATAATACCGCAAAGCTTCTCCACATAGGTTAATGAGGTTGCATAGCCACCGTCCTTGATGATCTGCACTGCCTTCTTATAATCGGTACATCCCTTCAAACCTTCATATCTAAGCTTGCTGCCATTCTTAGCCCCAAGCAAATACGCACTATGGTCTGCAATGGAATCCTCTACACAACTGTATCTTCTGAAATCAGCTGTAATGGTCACATAGCTTCCATCCGCTTTCTGCTCCTGAGTCTTCTTGGTGTAAATGCTCACACCATCCCAACTCGAACCACCCCATGTATTACCAGAAAGAGATTTCTTCATACCAAAGCAGTTATTAGCCCCCTGCGCCAGTTCGCTCTTACCATAACCACTCTCCAGAATAAACTGTGCCATAGATACAGATGCCAGGATACCACTCTTCTTCTGGTCAGCAGTAAACAGAGCACCTACCTTTTCAAGTACCTGCTCCTCTGTCAGTTTCTGAAACTCCCTTGCCTGCATGCCGGATGGAATCACTTCATCTGCACCACCAAGCTGAGCTGTAACCTTTTCTGCCAAATCACCAAGTCTTGCATAAAGCCAGTTTCCCGGACAACTCTTATTGGCAAACCATCTGTGCACTGTAATAAGCATTTCATCATCCTTTGGCTCATAGGATAAAGATTTCTCCTTATCCCCAAACCAAAGCAGTTTCTTCTTGCCATTTCTCTTACAGATATCCGTGCAAAGGTCAATCAGCTTCGCATACACCACCTCATACATAATATAAGGCTCCACCGTGTCAGAAGCACACTCAATGGTAATCGCTCTCTGGTCATTGGCATTGCTGGAAGTACACCAGGAACGGTTCTTCTCTTCCACATACATTCCAACCCTGCCATTTTTATCAATCCCATAATTAGAAGAGGCCTGGGTAGAGGTTCTGTAAAACCAATCTCCCAAGCCTTCTGCTGAGCACTGTCCTACGACACAGTGCGGTGTGATTCTGTCAATTTTTTCTGTCCTTAACCCTGAATGGTTCGGACTAAGCTTCGTATAAGCCACAAGTGGGCTGTTTGTAAATCCCATACCTACTCACCATCCTTATTTTCACCGGAAGAATCATCTTCCTCACTTCTCTCATGCAGCTGCTCTAACACAAGCTTAAGCTTCTCAGGAATCGGAAGTCCCAGATGTGCAGCATTCTCAAGTAAAGAAATCCCCTCATTACTGAGATAAAAAAAGATCACTGCTGTTCTAAGCACTGACCCTGTTCCAATCACCTGTACATCCAGAATATTTGCAATTCCCACTAACATGAAGATTAACACCTTCCTGCAGATGCCCTTAAAGCCAACCTCCGAAGAGAGTTTCTTATCGGCAACTGCACACATGATTCCGGTGATGTAATCCATCACAACAAATAAAAGCAATGCTAGAAACAAACCGTCACACCCTCCCAGGAAGTAGCCAAGCCACCCTCCAATACCTGTAAACACCATTTGCACCATACTCCAAAACTCTTTCATTACGCATCCTCCTCCGTTAATTCATAAGTGATTTTCATTGTCTTATCCGTAGTCTTTACCACGGCAGAACTCAAATTGTTGATACTGGCCAGATAAGGTGTGAGCAAATAACACATCCTGTAATCCGAGCCATAATTACCGCCCCAGTAGAAGCAAAATTCCTTGTACTGAAAAATAGGCGTACCCAGATTCAGAAGTCTTGTGCTTCCCACCGTCTGCACCACCGTATCATCCGGTTTAATCTGATAATCCCATCCGATAATCAAATCATTTACCATGAAAAGATAATTCGCACAGGTACCGGAGCCAGTCTGTGATTTTCCCTCAGACTGAAATCCAAAAGGAATCAAGGTCACATCCGCCGGATTGTTTACATTGATCTTGTAACAACCGGTATCATCATAAGCTGTCAGATACAGATAACCATTACGGATGACACCTCTAATACTTCTCTGGGCATAAGTGTCCACCTTAAAGGAACCAATCGCCTTCAGATGTGCATTGGACAATGTCCACTTGCCCTCTGTCATGGTGTAATCATCCTTCTTAATCTTCACCCAGTACATGGTGGCATCCCCGGATGAATTTGCCTGATTGGCAAAGCCATACCAGTATCCGTCATGTCCGTCCATGAAATCCCCATATGGCGTATAACTTCCAAGGAACTTAAAAGTCTTACAAGGAATAACCTCTTCCTCCAAAAGTGTATTGGTAGTATCATTTAACCTATCATTCAGTCCCACAGTAAATACCGTTAGTCTGCGCTTATGGATAATGACAGAACTATCCTGAAAACGGATGCCAACCACAATGTTCTTCTCAAAGTCCACCTCAACAGCACTAAATAACTCAGCCAGTTCCTCTACCGTCTGTGTTTCCAGTCTTGTTTCCATCAGCTGAAAAAATGCATTCTTGGAATTTTCCATACTTCCATATACAGACACACCACCCTGCTTGGAAGTAAGAGCCACTGCAGCAATGGTTCCGTTACCCTGACTTGGTGTAAACTCCCAGACAAATCGGTAGCCATTATCAAGCGGCTTACTCTCCGTCAGGTTCATACTTCCCCTTGCCACATCCGCTGTGGCATTTACATCATTGGATGCATACGCCACAGGAAGCTTCTTCGTAGACGGATAAATGTTATTCACATCCTCCGTAACCGGCTCCGAATAAAGTAAAATGCCTCCAATCATGTTCGGACAGATTGGAAGCATGCTGTCATTCCATATCATCATGGTGTCATATTCTCCGGCAACCTTATAAAAAATCCCCATCGGATTAAGCCCCAGAATATCATTCACTGCATTGGTGACCATATTCTGTTCTTCAATCCTGTCTACCACCTCGCCGGTGGCATCGTCAATCATTTCGATGACCATATTTCCTTTCAGTTTCATCGTAAACCTACCTTTCCACCGGCATTGCAAATGCGCCGATTGTTGTTCTTCCATGTACCACATCGCTGTAGTTTCGCTTCACAAGTTCATCAATCTTCCAGGTGATATTCTCGTCCACCTTAGTCATACGAAGGGCACCGCCAACATTCACCTTCTTGATGTACTCTTCAATCTTGATTTCACCATCCCAGGCTTCTCCTGCGCCCATAGACTGACCCATGATACCTGCAAGACAGTCACCGATTTCCACTGTAGCCGAGCCGCCCGATACTCTCATATACACATTGAAAATGTTACGGTAATTCGCTATCAGATTTTCAATCGGATAGTAAAGCATAATGGAATGCCTGCTCGAATGCCAGTTTTCTTCCGGCTGATGAATCTCAATGACTTCATCATTAAATTCAAAAGTGAAATGCACAACAGCCTCGCCATCCTCCTGCCAGACAATCGGAAGTTCCACCGCCAGTGTCTGTTCCTTGGTATTACCAATGATGGTAGGCTCCGTTACACTACCTTCCCCGGCATCTGTACCTGCGTCACTTTCCGTAGCATCATTACTTTCAGTTCCAGCATTTGCCTCACCTTCTGCAGCATCCTCTTTCAAAACTTCCTCCACCGCAACCGAAGGAATCACCACATCCCCTTTTGCAGCTGCCTTCCGATCTATTGGATCCGCTTTCACACCCACAATCACAGAGCCAAAGAACTGCGCCATCACCTCTTCACTGGCAGCAAACTCAATGGAAATAATCTTCGTATCCGTTTCCCCTACAGTAAAAGAGCTGGCATTTGTAAAGGTGTGAATACCAATCTTGCCAGCTTCCTTGTTCTCTATGATCTGATTCAACAGACCACTGATGTTTTTATCATTCTTCGACTTTGCCTGTGCAAGTCTTGGGTTCTTACCAACCCCCTTTAGGGAATGCTTGCCACCAATCTTGCACTGCATGGATGTAATCGCCGATATCTTACTGTTATCTGCCTGACCGCCCTTAAAACGGATCACATCACCCAAATCCAAAGCAGGATTTCCAATGGTATCCGAATCAAAAGGTACATAATCCACAACAGATAAATCATTCAGGATATTTCTGCACAGTTCTTCCCTTGTTTCCTTAAGACCAAACTGCAAAAGTGGATTTACTCCAAGATTCATAGTCAGACCATCATCCGGCTCCAGACAGTAATACTCAGCAATCTCTGTCTTCATGTTGGTGGAGCTTACCGCCGTGTATCTGGTAATAAAATCAGAAAAGCTGCTGGTAAAGCGATGCCTGGTTTCCACTTCCATCACAGGCTCATTGCCAAACTTTCTAAGTTCCAGCTTACCCTCTCTGTCGATACAGAAAAACCCACCAAGCACTTGCCCCACATAGTAGAGCACATCCCGGTAGGTCTCAATATCATTATCTGTATATATCGAAAGAATTTCTGTTCCATTCGGCATTGCCTCAATCTCTTCTCTGGTCTGCGCCATCTCCACCTTACAGGCCTTGCAGCACAGCTCTATGAAATCACAGGCATTACCAATGGTATCAAATCCATTAAAGCTTCTGTCAAATCGAAGCATGTAATCGTAAGCTTTCAGTTCCAGACACTTGGCAGTTCGGTTTGCCTCTGATACCTCAAACATTCCCATTGGAACCGTTTCATAAGAACCGTCTGCCAGACGCAAATGATAGAACAATTCCACCAGAGCATCTTCCAATGTATATCTGTCAATATTTGATAAAAGTGTAATTCCCATCTCAGCCGCATACACCGTACCAAGTTCAATCTCTGCGTTGCCACAGCACTGACTGGAAATATAACCGCTTCCCTTTACGATCTCATTCGGACTAAATTCATACACTGCACCCTTCATAGTCGTAATCCTTCCAGTCCAATAATATCTCCTGGTATTTTCCTGCACCGCCTGCAGGAATGCTTCACTTACCGGATACAAGAAATCACCTTCCTTTCACGAAAAAAGCACCAGCCAACTTAATGACTGATGCCTTATTTTTTCTATCAACAATCCGACCTATTTTACGATAGTACCATCTTTTATTATTTCAGGCACCAATGCTGAATACCAGACATTGCCTAATCCATAAGAACGATCATATGTTTCAACTGTTCCATCAACTTTTTGAACACATTCTTTCCATGTATACTCACCTGAATAAATCCCCAAAAACACAAACTGTTTTGTTTTACAATACTTCATCACTTCATCTATCATTGCAATATTAGTTGGTTTACTTATTACTAATCCTCCTGAAGATCCTGGAAATAATTGCGCATCAATTTGAAACAATGGCAATCCGTTAAAATTTAGTCCCCACCCTGAAGCAATTATACCTGATTTAACTATAGGAAATTTGTTATATTTATCATAAAATCCTTTTGGATAACTAGCGACAACAATATCACTTGTAACATCAATTGTTAATGGCTGATTATCAGGCAAATTTTCATTAGATAATGCTGTCGGTAACATCAATCCTTTACCCTTTCGATTTTTGATAGTCTCACTAATATATTCTGTCACATCTATAGCTACAACATCAACAATTGGATTTTTATGAATTCTTAAAATTTTCTTCAGCTCTTCTCTGTTTATTGTTATAGGAATCCATTCTATTCCATTACCATTTTGTTCCCTAAGACAAAATGTAATTTCATCTACCAGCATAGAATTACTATCATCGGTATATACAACATGCTTATTTGTTATTAGCCAATGTTTATCAATTTTCACCCAATGTGGTTTGCCTTCTTCGTGCTCTTCCGGCTCAACTTCGTCATAATAAAAACCTGATGCATTTCCAGAATACTGTATTCCACCGTTGACATATTTAGTAAGAATAATTGTTGTAATGGAAAATAATTGCCTTTCAAAAACATCTTTCATTCTAATCACCTCTTCTTTAATTTCATTATATCATATATCGGAATTAAAGTACTCTTAAATTACATTTCTTTCAATGTAAATGAAACTATCCAAAGCCCCTTATAGCTGGTATCCTTCTTAAGCTTCGTCTTAAACCCATCCACATACATTTCCGCCACCTTCTGGCTTACTGTCTCTGGATTAAAAAATCTTACCTGCAGCTTCTCTTTCTGCTTAAATTCTGTCAGTAGCTTCAACCACTTCTGGGTAACAGAAAAGGAAACAGAAATCGTCACAACACCTGCCCTTACCACATCTCTTTGCATGGTGCCGGCTTCTGTTTCTCCACCGCTATCCGCTTCCTTATCTGACATATCCACTTCATAACTATCCGGCAGAGGAAGATCCACGCCGTCAAAGTTCAAATATTGAAAAAATGCCATCGCTTATCTTCCTCCACTTCTTAGATTTGCTCTCTGCTGAGCATTCACAATCACTTCATCAAGCATCGTACCACCAAGATATACCGGGATAACGATGTCTCCGCCATTTCCAGATATGCCCCCGACTGCTTCTCTGATAGCACCTACCAAAGAACTAAGGTCTGCACTTGATACAGTTCCTCCACCAGCCATTGCCATCTGACTGCCATTCATCTGCGGATTGATAACCATATCTGCCGCAAGTCCACTGACCGCATCCTTTACCATTCCCTTACTATTCTCAATACCCTTAGCCAGTCCCGACATAAAATCAGGCATCCAGCTCTCATACTCCGTAAGAGGTCCTTCATCCGGAACAGAGAAATGCAGGAATGACTTGATGGTGTCAGCTACACTGCAGACCGCATCCTTAACCTTACCAATGCAGGATTTGATACCATTTACGATTCCTTCAATGATATCTGCTCCCCAGCTAAAAGCAGAGGATGCCAGGTTCTTAATGAAATTAACCGCATTATTGAATCCTGTCTTTATGGTATTCACAATTCCTGAAATGGTATTCTTGATACCAGTCCACATGGCATTAAATGCACCGGACACCACTGACTTAATAGTATTCAGCACCGTTGTAAATACAGTTTTGATGGTATTCCATACCGTTGTAATCGCAGTTTTAATGGCATTCAGAATCGTAGTAATAACCGTCTTGATTGCATTAAATACAGTAGTGATGATGGTCTTGTACACATTGAAATAGGTGGTAACAATCGTCTTAATCACATTTAACACAGTTGTAAAAATGGTCTTGATTCCTTCCCACAAAGCAGAGAAGAAATTCTTGATACCATTCCAAATCGTCTGTGCTGTTGTGCTGATTGCCTGCCATGCCGCTGTAAAGAACGTCTTTAATCCTTCCCATACTGCAACTGCTATCTGCTTAATGTTCTCCCACAAATCAATCCAGAACTGTCTGAACCCATCACAGTTATTCCACAGATAAATAAATGCCGCCACCAAAGCCGCAATGGCTGCAATAATCAGCACAATCGGATTCGCAAGCATTGTTGCATTCAAAGCTGCAAAGGCTCCTTTTACCACATTGATGACACCAGCCACCTTCGGCACAATCGTCATAATCGTACCGATTGCTGAGATTACTTTACCTACAATAATCAGTACCGGTCCAAGTGCCGCTGCAACTAAAGCAATCACCATAATGGTTTTCTTCACGCCTTCCGGCAAAGAATTCAAGAATCCGATAAGGCCCTGTAACCACTGCACCACTTCCCTTAGTGCCGGAATCAAAAGCTGACCAAAAGAAATAGCCAGCTCCTCAAGAGCTGACTTCAAAATGGTTAGCTGTCCTTCCAGGTTATCATTCATAGTATCTGCCATGTTCTGTGCAGCACCATCACAGTTATCAATGGCACCGGAGAGCTTGTTGATATCTCCTTCCCCGGCATTCATAAGGGCAAGGAATCCTGACATGGCATTCTTTCCAACCAATGACTCTGCCGCAGCTGCCTTTTCTGATTCTGACAATCCTGCAAAAGCAACCCTACAGTCAGCCAGAATATCGGATAAATCCCTCATGGAACCATCAGCATTGCTTGTTGCTATCGTAACCTCGCCAATACTGTCACCGCAGATTTTCACTTCCCCGGACAGATTGGTCATAATCGTTCTAAGAGAAGTACCTGCCTGTGTACTCTTGATACCGGCATTTGCCATAAGTCCAATGGCTTCCGCTGTATCTTCCACAGAAAATCCCAAAGAACCTGCAATCGGAGCACAATACTTAAAGGTCTCACCCATCATGGACACATTAGTATTGGCATTACTTGATGCCGCCGCCAGAACATCCGCAAAATGCCCGGAGTCCTGCGCTGTAAGACCAAATGCAGTAAGGGCATCCGTCACAATATCAGAAGTCATTGCAAGGTCTTCCCCGGATGCAGCCGCAAGGTTCATAACACCCTCAATACCGGAAAGCATGTCCTCTGTCTTCCAGCCTGCCATTGCCATGTAGTTCATAGCCTCAGCTGCTTCACTGGCAGAGAACTTTGTCTTAGAACCCATTTCTCTTGCCTTTTCGGTAAGAGCCTCCATCTCAGAAGCCGAAGCACCGGATACTGCAGCAACCTTACTCATAGCCGCCTCAAAATCAGCAGCCGTTTTCACAGAAGCCGTTCCTAGAGCCGTAACCGTTGCAGTCACTGGTAGTAGCTTCTTCCCGGCAGATTCAATATTTCCGCCAACATTTTTCAGCTGTTCCCCGGTAGCCGCAATCTTTTGCATTGCAGTAGCCGACTGATTTGCCTGTTCCTCTAACCTCTTTAACTCCTGCTCTGTTTCAACAATCTCCCTCTGCAAAGCATCATACTGGCTTTGGGATATCTCTCCATTGGCAAGAGCCGTATTTGCCTGCTCTGCCGCAGTCTTTAATGTCTCCAGCTTTTCCTTCGTTTCAGAAACCGCCTGGGCAAGCAGCTTGTGCTTCTGAGAAAGCAGCTCCGTATTGCCCGGATCCAGTTTCAGAAGCTTCTCCACATCCTTAAGCTGTGACTGCGTATTCCTAATTTCTGTATTTACACCCTTAAGGGCTGTCTGTAACTTGGTGGTATCGCCGCCAATCTCAATGGTGATACCCTTAATTCTATTGGCCGCCATACCCTACCTCCTTCCAATAAAAATGACATCATCAGAAGCGGTCAAAATCCTCCTGAGATGCCAGTGTATGATAATGCTTGTCTACATCCTGATCATTATTACTTTCCACATACATATCATTCACCATTCCGATGGTCAGCAAGTCTAAATCCCTGATGGATATCCCAAGCTGGACACACCTGAGCAGGAATAACGGTGTTGTCATCGGGCGGTCTGTTGCACGAAGTTTTTTTTAGCCTCCACATCCGTCTTTACATTTAAGCCCCAGAACTCAATTATCTTTGGAAGCACCTGATAAATACTAAATGTATTAAACTCATCCAGCCACTCTTCCGGTGTATTTGGAATCGCAGGATCTGCATGCTTTGCCATTACATAAGCAATGTTTTCAAACATTTCCAGAGAAAACATATCCAGATTGCTGACTTCCTCAGTATTACTGTCAATAGCCTTCTCCAAAGAAGCCAAATCCTTATAGATATCTCTCTGGAACTTCATTCTGTATATTCTCGGAATCGCAGCACTTGCACGAAACGGCACCTGCTTTCCGTCAATTTCGATATTCTTAACCATACTCATATGCATAGTCTCCCTTCAAAAAATCTGGAGCCAAAGCAAAAGCCTCGGCTCCATCTGCCTTACATTGTTTCCGTATCTGTATTCACGCCGGTAAAGGACGGCATATAAACTGCCTTGTACCAATCGGTATAAACCGTGGTGTCTGTCTCATTACCAGTCTTTGCCTTCACCACTCCGGAAGGAAGCGGTGTTGCCTTAATGGTAAGTGTTTCCGTCTGCACTTCCTTGGAATCCTCATTGGTCTTACCCTCAATTCCAGGTCTACTTGTAGAACAGTTATAAAGCACATGTCTGATATGCTTCACATCACCATCAAACTCGAAAAGCAATGCAAAAGCATTTAGCTCAGAATTCGCATCCTCGATAAGTACCTTGTTATCATCCAGGGATTCATTCAAAGCAGATACCCTGAAATCCTCAGGAATGATTGCAAGTTCCAGATCACCATCGTAGCCCATATTGTTATTGATTACGTAATAAGCCACGCCATCTGCATAAAAGTTCTCCGGTTCCCCATTGGCATCCAGAGAAATCGATACCGCACCAGGCAAAGCAACCGGTGTATCAAAGGAAATAACACCTTCCTCATCCACCTTAAGCATTGCATAATGGGCATTCTTAAGATTGTATTTGACCTTATTCTTAGCCATCGTTCAAACCCTCCATTTCAAAAATATATAGGACTTCATAAAGCTTTTCGCATTCAATCCATGTTTCAGATTTGTTATAAAAAATGTCATGAGAATCAAAAATATCCTCAACCCTCTTCTCCAGAGCCAAATCTTTAAAATCCGTGTACAGTTCTATATGAACCTCATTTACCTTGAAATACACCTTCCCATCAGCAGCAAAGTTATTACTGCCCGGCAAGAGATAACAGATAAATGGTGGTTCAGGACTTTCACCCTCTGCAAAGTGGTCATACGCGAAAGGTATCTTAGGCTCCTGCAGCATTTCCACTAAATTTTCTATTGTCATTTCAATGCCGCCTCCACTTCTCTTTCCAAAAGTTCAGCTGCAGCTTCCTCTGCCGGAGCAATATGCGGAAAGGCTCTCGTTCTGCCGCCACCCCGTTTGGCATGACCAAATTCTAAGAGATGTGCCAGCTGGTAACGGTTCTTTGAATGAACTGTCACTTCCATCGCATTGGCATTTTCCTTTGTGGTTTTTACCGTCCAGCTTTTCTTGTACTTTCCGGTATCCACAGGTGCGCCCTTTTGCACATCGCTTTTGGCTTTCCTGCCTGCCTTTTTCACAGCGGCCTTCATATCCTCTGTCGCAAGGTCAGCGTATTCCTGCAAACCTTCCATGATGACATGTGCCATCTCATCCACTCTGCATCTGTCCCTTGCCATATCTACCGCCTCACTTTCCTGCAGCTGAATTTCAGACTCTTTTTTCTGTAATTCATATGATCCACATTCGTGATATCATAAATCTCTCCATGAAAAATCAGTCTGTGTGTTGTAGAACCAATCTCGGATGCTTTTTTGCAGTAACGAATTGTCACTGTCATACTCACATCTTCAACTGTTGTTCCTGCCTCTTCCTTTTCCTTAGAGCTTGCCAGACCCTCACCGCCAATTGTTGCAGCACAAGTATAAAAATCCACCCAGGCATTCTTATGATTGCCGATTGCGTCAACAACCATCTCATTCTTCTGGAAGGTTACCTTCTCATTTAAAAGTCCAATGTTCATCAGTACCTCCTAAAATCCCGGTTCTCTCACACCAAAAAGCAACGACCTCAGCGATAAGGTAAGTTCGTGATGGTCAGCCTCTTCCCTGTGCTCATACAGATAGGCTACCGCATACATCACCGCAATCTTACTTACCGGCTGTTTCTCAAACTCTTCCTCAGAAAGTCTTGCAATGTCCACACACAACTGCTGACTTTGAGCAATGATGCCGGAAAGCAGTGCATCATCATCCTCAAAGTCTACTCTGAGATAATTTTTCATTTCTTCTAATGTCACAACCATCCGCATCACCTCTCATATAATCAGGCGGTGCTAATAAAACACCGCCCTTACTCACATCTTAGGATGCAGAAGTACCTGCCTTCTGCTGAAGAACCTTGATAGCTTCTGGAAGAACAAGCTTACCATCCACTCTCTGGCTTCCAAGGAAACCAACCTGACCATTTGCTGCATAAAGCTCATTGAGACGCTTGAAGCTTCTGCCCTGTCTGTCTGCAATCCAGTAATAACTGAAATCACCGAATGCAATGGTCTTTGCTCCGGCTGCCGCAACAGGCATATAAGCAGATGTCACAACCGGTCTGCCAAGGATCGTATCCGGAGTACCTGCAACCAAAGAAGGCTGCCATAAATACTGGTTGTTATTATCCTTGAGCTTTCTGATGGCCTTGATGGTAGCATCATTCAATACCCAGACTGCTTTCTTGCGGTATGGAGATTTTAAACTGTAGAATAAATCAATGATTTCATCCGCAGTAACGGCTGTTGCACTTGCCGCCTTCACACCAATCTCTGCACCGCCGCTTGCAGCAAGGATACCCAGCGGCTTACCTGTACCATCACCATTGAAGAAAGAATCTTCCTCTCTGGCACCGATACGTCTTGCAAACTCTTTGGAAATATAACTCTCCAAATCAAATGCACTATCATTTAAAAGTTCTTCTGAAACCTTAATCATAGTACCAAGTTTGTAAGCACCAATAGACACCTGTGTGAATGCATCATCGTCTTCCTGGTAAAGCCCCTCTTCGTCAATCCAAGAAGCCTCTCCCTTTGTAGCAACCACTGGAATCTTTCTGTCACCGGAAGAAGTGTTGATAATCTTGGCAAGTGTACGGAATACATTCTCTTCCTCCAATGCCTCAATCAATGTGTGTTCAAACTCATCAGGAACTAAATAGCCACCCTCAGAATCTGTACCTACCTGCAATGCATTATAGACTGCTGCAGAAGGAGACTTTGCTCTCATGGCATTCCAGAAAGAACCCTTGTACTCATCAGAAGCACGACCTGTCTTTTCATCCTTACCCATCTTTGCACCCGGCCTTCCGGTAAGTGGAGTGCTGGTAGCCTTAGAAAGTTCTGCATCAATCGCAGCCTGTCTCTCCAGACGCTCAATCTCCTTACCTAAATTCATAACATCCTGTTCCATCTTGTCGTAGGCTGCAGTATCTTCCTCGGAGAGCATACCGTCTGCGCCTCTTTTGGCATCAAGGAACTGCTTTGCAGCATCCCAAGCCTTTGCTCTTTTCTCTCTAAGCTCTAAAATCTTGCTCATTTTGAAATCCTCCATTTCATGTAATAAAAAAGCCTGCTATCAGTGCGATAACAAGCTCAGTCTCTTCTCCAGCTGTTCTACCGGAGTACGTTTCTCTTGTGGCTTCTTAGGTGGAATGAGTTTGGATAACATAGAATTCATAACAGCCTGTCTTGAAAACATCACAGGAGCACTCATTTCATCTCCAACCATAACACCATTACCATCGTTTTCAGTTGCACTTTCCTGTCCATCAGCGAACAGGATTTTATCTGCAAAGCCAAGTTCTACTGCCTTCTTCGCATTGAACCAGCTTTCTGCATCCATAAGCTTTGAGATTTTATCCCTGGCAAGCCCGGTCTTAATCTCATAGGCATTCATGATGGATTCCTTAACTTCATCCAGCATCTTCACCGCCTTCTTCATTTCCTCAGAATCTCCGATTGCGATAGTTGCCGGATTATGAATCATCATCATTGCCACAGGACTCATTTCTACGGTTGTGCCAGCCATTGCAATAACGGATGCTGCAGAAGCTGCAAGTCCATCAATCTTGACTGTCACATCGTATGGATAATCCATCAGCATGTTGTAAATCTGGGCTGCGGCAAATACATCACCGCCGGGACTGTTAATCCATACAGAAATCGGACCCGAACCACTTTCAAGTTCATCCTTGAAAAGCTTTGGTGTTACCTCATCCCCATACCAGGTTTCATCTGATATTTCTCCATTTAAAAAGAGCGTTCTCATTTCTGACCCGCTCTCATCCTGATTCTTTATCCAGTTCCAAAACTTTCGTTTCATCGCTTACCTCCATATTTTTTATTTTGCTGACCACTTTCATCTGGTGGCTGTCCCTTATTCTGCTCTGGCACATCATCCGACTTTCTGCCACCATCTGCCGCAAAGATACCTGCATCCTCCAGCTTTGTCATATTTCCATTGATAAGATAAAGGTCACCGCCTGCCTCTGTAGGAATACGGTCAAGATTCTCAAGCTCACGGATATCATTTGCCGACATCCAGCCATTCTGTCTTGCTGTCGCATAACCTGCCATTCGGCTCTGGTAATCGCCCCTGAGCAGACCGTCCACATTGAACTTGAAGAAATACTTCTTTTTCTCTTCCGGTGTAAGAAGGGCTCTGACCATTGCCTGCTCCCATCTTGCCACCCAAGGATCCAACGTGTACTTCACAAACTCCAGCGACTGCTGCTCAATATTAGAAAAGCTCGACTTTTCCAGGTCACCAACCATATGAGGCGGAACCCTAAAGATTCGAGCAATCTCATCAATCTGAAATTTCCTTGTTTCCAAAAACTGTGCTTCATTTGGGCTGATGGAAATCGGCGTGTACTTCATACCTTCTTCCAAAACAGCCACCTTGTTCGCATTTGCAGAGCCACCAAAAGTTGCCTGCCAAGACTCCCTCACTCTGGATGGATCTTTAATCGTTCCCGGATGCTCTAACACACCGGAAGGAGCGGCACCATTTGCAAAGAACTTGGCACCATACTCCTCACAGGCAATCGCCATACCAATCGCATTTTTTGCCATTGCAATCGGACTATATCCAACCAGACCGTCAAAGCCTAAGCCCGGAATGTGAAGCACATCATGTGATTGCAACCTTACCGATGTTCCTTTCATGGTATGAGCATCATCTGAACTAAGATAATATTCATAATAAATCTGCCCATCCTGGTCACGGTTCACTTCCATTCTGTCTGGCATCAGCGGATACAGAGCAATAATCTCCCCTCTTGCATTCCTGATAATCTGACTATACGCATTACCCCAAAGAAGCAAATGTGTCATCAATGTCTCCCGGAACACAAAGGAAGTCATTTCAGGATTCGGCTCATCATGGAGTAAAAAATAAAGTGGATGATCCACCGCCTTTTCCTTACCGCCATCTGCATTGTATCTGTAAAACTGCAATGGCAAACTTGCCACAGCTTCCGACAATATTCTCACACAGGAGTACACCGCCGTCATCTGCATTGCAGTTCTCTCATTTACCCTCTTTCCGGAAGTCGAACCACCCATAAAGAAGGAATACGCACTTCCCGATGTTCTGTTTGTGGGTGCATCTCTGCCCCGGAATATATTACTCAAAAATCCCATAAAGCCTCCTTATCTGAAAATCTCATTCCATGCTCTTACTGTCTGTATAAAGCCAATGATTACAAGTGCAATTACACATACAATCACAATAAGCACACCTGCAATAATTATCTTCATCAAAACACCAATAATCCTCTCGTATCATAGACACTTCCGTTCTCGCCTTCGTGTCTGACTGCTCTATCCAAAGCCATGATTGCAGCAACAATGCCATCAATCTTTTCCTTTGATTTCGCCTTAGTAACCTTTATATTTCCTGCAGGGTCTGTATCAACTACCACATTTCCTGCCATCCAACGCATTACCGGATGACCGCCATGAATGATTTTTCCTTCCATCAGCAGTCTGTAAAACTCCTTCGTAGGTGCTGACATTGATGCAAACCCCTGTCCAAACGGAACCATGGTAAGACCATTATCTTGCAGGTTCTGGATAACATGAGTCGCATTCCATCTATCCACTGCAATCTCTAAAATGTGATACTTCTCTGATAAGTCCATAATGAACTTTTCAATAAAGTCATAATGAATCACATTTCCTTCGGTGGACATGATGTACCCCTGCTTCTCCCAGATATCATACGGAACAGAGTTTGCTTTCACCCTTCTCGGAATGGTTTCCTCCGGGATCCAAAAGTATGGAAGTAACACATACTTCTCATCTTCATCCCTTGGCGGAAATATCAACACCAGAGCAGTAATATCTCCTGTACTCGATAAATCCAGACCCGCATAACAATCTCTGCCAGCAAGTGCGTCCATATCAATCGGCTCATTGCCTCTCATGTAAATCGCATCAGGAATCCAGGCAACTGTTGAACTTACCCACATATTGCATCGAAGCCACTTGAATGTGACTTCATCAGCTGGATTCTGCTTTGCTTCCCTGTACGCATCCCGAAGTCTTTCAATGTCAACGGTATATCCCAGTGAAGGATTTACCTTATACCAGTTTGCTTCATCTTCCCAGTCCTCATCATCCTTAAGCCCGTAGACCACAGGATAAAAAGTCGGGTCCACACGTCTGCCTTCTAAGATATCTACTGCCTTGGTATGAAGCTCATACGCAATAGAATGTCTGTCATTTCCGGCAGTCGTAATAATAAAGTGAAGCGGATTCTGTCTTGCATCCGATGAGCCCTTGGTAAGGACATCATAAAGTTGCCTGTTTGGCTGCGTATGAATTTCATCGAATACCAAACCGCTTACTGAAAAGCCATGTTTACCGCCAACCTCAGCTGACAGCACCTGATAGTAACCTGCATTGCTGTAATTCACAATACGCTTGGTAGCTCCCATCAGCTTGCTTCTTTTCATCAAAGCCGGTGACATCTCTACCATCTGTTTTGCTACATCAAATACAATGGATGCCTGCTGCCTATCAGCCGCCGCACCATACACTTCCGCCGAAGGCTCATTGTCCGCATACAATAAATAAAGAGCGACAGCTGCTGCCAATTCGCTCTTCCCCACCTTCTTACATATTTCCACAAATGCGGTACGAAACTGTCTGTTTCCATCAGGTTTTACAATCCCGAATATATCTCTTATCAATTGCTCCTGCCACGGCAATAACCAGAATGGTGTTCCAGCCCATTTGCCTTTCGTGTGGCATAGATTCTCAATAAAGGTCACTGCCCTGTCTGCCTTCTTCTTATCATAGTGAGAAGTCGGAAGCATAAACTGGGAAGGTTTATAATTCTTAAGCTTTGGATATCCCTTTGGTCTTGGTTCCTTTGTCATTAAGAATCACCCCCAAGCAATGCCTCCATCTCAGCTTCCGGCTCCTTACCCTTCGCACTACCAGCCACAATACGTGATCTGGATGAAGGTGTAAGCCCAAACTCGGATGCCGCCTGCAGCATCAGCTTCTGATTGGTATTTGCAATCCCAACCCAAGGTGTCTGCTGCTGATATCCTTTATCCGTTTCAAAGGTCGAACCCTCAGAATCAATATGCTCCTGCGCTTCCTTCCATCTGGCATAAGACTGACAATACGCAGCAAATGCTGCCATGTCCACTTCCGTAAGAACACCCATCTGATTCATCAAATCACAAAGTCGCTCCCACTCCTTCTTCGCCTCTGGCAAAAGCCAATCCGGACATTCAGGCATTCCCTTTGCAGGAACAGGCTCTTTGCTATTCAGTTTTCTCTTACCAGGATTACCTTCCAGTTTCTTAACCGCTGTAGGCTTCGGCTTTCTTCCTGCCACTGGAATCCCCTCCTTCCTTAATTTTTGCATACCCAAGGAATTAATTTCTTGGGTTATCGCGGTGCTCGTCAAATGCTCATGCAAGCATGGCATTTTCCTCACTACTCGCGTAAATAAAAGGACCATGTATTTCTACATGATCCCATTAATTAAATATGTATTTACATCCAAGTTTTTGTTTCTCTATCCCAAATTTTCTCAAAAGACTCAGCCTTATGAATTGCATCCACAATCGGAAGCAGCAACATCTTTAACAACTGCATTGTCTCCGCAAATTCAACCTTTACAAGAGCCTTCTTCTTTTTGATAAAGGAATTCCACCTTCCTTGCCTTGTCGCATCCTCCGTGAAATCATCTTCAAAAGCTGCAATATCATCAAAGCCCGTACCACGATGAGTAAAGGTTTCTACAATGGCATTCTTAAGTTCAGTTCCATCAAGCCCATATCTATCAGCCAACACATAGATATCATAGAAATCCTTATATCTTCCGTTTGCAAGTCCTAGAGAAACAATTGCCTCAAACTTCTCTGCTATCACTGAGTAAATTGAATAAGCATATACTTCCGGCACTTCCATATCCAACAATACAGGGAACTCCATTTTCATTCTCTCTGGATATATAACATCCCCAAATCCAATATCTATCGATACCGGAACTTTAGTTCTATCTAAGTATCCTGTAATTGATACATTTACGCCATGGTACTCCTTGAATTCAGTTATATTGGTAACCTTAAGCGTATTTAAATCAAATCGAAGTGCATCGTCACATTCAATTGAAAAAATGTCGTTAAAAACCCTTTTCATTTCTTCAGCATCATTTGGGATGCGCTGTGCCAACAAATCAATATCCATTGTGGCACGTGCATATTCTCCATCAAATAATGCATATAGGAAAATACCACCTTTCAAGGTAAATCTCTCTGCATACTGAGATACGGATAACCTATATATGGTTCTTTCAAGCCCATATGTGACTAATTTATCCTGCATGGTTTTTCCATCTTCCATCGCTTGTTTCTTTAATCTATCCTTTACAGATATTGCACTTGTCATACCAGCACCTCCAGATATTTCTTCATTACATCCCCGCACTTGAGCATTTCTGCATATCTAATAAGCCGATTCAGATTACGGTCGCTTCGGTGCAGATAGTTTGTGAGAACCTCCTTTGTTTCTTCGATTCCAATTCGTTCCCTATAGAATACAATATCAACAACAGTTTTCTCGATATCGTATATTCGAAATCTATTTTTTCCTTCTTCTATTGTCTCAATCCCGACATCGAATCGATCATCCGTAAAATAACACACATTCAATTCTGGCCAGTCTGGAAGAGTTGAAACCTTAGCTTTTCTGGGAATGGCTATATCAATAGCATCTGGACGATATGTTGACAGATTATAATAAACAGCCGCACTCAGCAGACAAACCACTCCATCTGGCACAAATGCGTATGCATAATAGAAATCTGATTCCTCTCCATCAAAATTTGCATTCTCGTAATACCTTTTATTTAGTTTTATCAAAATTCCCTGTTCAACCATCTGATTGATTTTATAATATGAAAACCCTTTTTCTTTCAGTTCCTGAACTGAAAAAATCATTTGGTCATTGGAAATCTTTGCAGTCGTTGTCATTTTAGCTCACCTCAATTCCAGTATATCCAAATTCGCAATAATTATTTAAATATGTTTCGGCACTTTGTTGTTTTGCCGAATTTCATTTAAATTATAGTAATTATATCACGATTTGTCAATGGATTATTATGAGCTAGACCCCCGTCTTCCATTTCGCGATTTTGTACAGAAGAGGGAGCGCCGGTCTTGGAGCCTAAGACCTGTAGAGATTCAAATACCCCCTACCCTCGCTCCATCAGAACCGATATTCCTTGAATCTGTCCTCGGTCATTGTCTTTACATTATGATGATGCTCACACAAAGGCTGCCAGTTCGACCTATCCCAAAAGAGTTTCTGGTCTCCACGGTGTGGTTTGATATGATCCACGACTGTAGCCATAGTGATATGACCTTCTTCATAACATTTCACACAGAATGGATTGCTCTCCAAGAACTTCCTTCTCTCACGCTGCCACTTGGCACCATAGCCACGCTCTGCTGCATGAGCTCTGTCCTTTGTGTGTAAAGGTTTATGTTCATCACAATACATCTGACCGTGCGGAATGAGTGCTGCACAGCCAGGATGTTTACACGGTATGTTACTCCTATAAGGCATGTGCTCACTTCCTTCCCACTCGAAAACAAGTTTTCTCGTTGTCGCGGTGCTCCTCAAATGCTCGTGCAAGCACGGCATTTTCATCGCTACTCGCGCAAAAAAGCCCCGGAAGTTTTTGAACTTCCAAGGCTCTGCTCTGTCGTACACTTTCGACACTATCATAATAACATATATGCTTATGCCATGTTGGGACAAAGTGTGCCAACCTTATTCCGGTACAATAAAATTATTTAATGCCGAAGCATGAATTCGATGCACAGTTCTATAGGATACATTTAATTCATAAGAAATATCTTCCCAGTTCTCGTTTTTCAGATAGCGGTATTTAAGGAGAAGTCTTTCCTCTGGGTTCTCCATACTTTCAATCGCCGCATTGATTTCTGAACGAAGGTCAACCAGTCTGTTTATCTGGGCATCAATCCTCTGCTCATAATCCCATATCTTCTCAATGGTCTTAATAAACGGAGCTTCCAGATTTCTATTCGGATTGGTACCAATCTTTTCACCATAAGAACATCCCTGAATCGTACCTCTCATTTCACGAAGCTGTTCCAGTTCCTTCACTTCAACCTGTATCTGCTTATCCAACAGAAATGCCTGCTTCAAATATTCCTTAGCTGTCATAAGCCACCTCCAAAATTAAATATGTTTAACTCGGATTGACTCTGATTGTCTTATTTCGTCCTGAAGCTTACGGATTAAGAATTCTCCATCTACCGAAGTCAGCTGTTGATACCACGAACTTCTGAAAAACTTCTCTATCTGTAATGCTTCATCTATTGCTGTCTTGCTCTTGGGATTACGCTTTACCTTTTTGAGTGCGGCCCTGTAATCAGCAACCGCACTAAGGATAATCGCATTCGCAAGTCTTTCATATGGATTTTCTAATTGGTTCTTACCTGCCATGTGCCACCCTTGCCTTTACTGCTGCTATCAACCTGTTTTGTGTCGTATCCTTATTTGCTAAAGCCTTCATAACATCTTCATCAATCGTACCTGCAGTAATGATATGCTGAACCACCACCGTCTCCGCAGTCTGTCCTTGTCTCCAAAGTCTTGCCACTGTCTGTTGATATAGTTCAAGACTCCAGGTAAGTCCAAACCAAATCAGCATATTTCCACCTGATTGCAGATTCAAACCGTGCCCGGCAGAAGCTGGATGTATTAACGCTACCGGCAGTTCCCCACGATTCCATTTTCTGATACTTTCTTCAGAATCCAGTTTTTCAAAAGAAATCTTTTTCTCAGCAAGCCTTCTCATAATCCTTGATAAATCATGTTTGAACCAGTAAGCTACCATAACAGGTCTACCATTCGCCGCTTCAATCATATCCTCAAGAGCATCCAGCTTCTGGTCATGGATTACAATCTCATCACCATCATCGGAATACACAGCACCATTTGCCATCTGAAGAAGCTTCCCGGAAAGTGCTGCTGCATTTGCTGCTGTAATCTCTCCATTTTTCAAAGGAACAAATAAATCCTCTTCCATGTCCGCATAAAGCTTCGCTTCCTCATCATTCATATAAACTGAATATTCATTGCTGATAAGCTCCGGCATCTGAAGATGATCCAAGGCTTTCATAGAAATCGTGATATCGGAAATCTTCTCATAAATCTGATCCTCAGCTCCATTTCTTAGCTTATAAGAATAAACAATCGGACCATTCATCCTATCCGGCACAAAATAATTCACACGATACTGGCTGATAAATCTGCCAAGTCTTTCTCCCATATCCAGACATTTGAATTCTGCAAACAGATCCATCAGTCCATTGCTAGAAGGTGTACCAGTGAGCCCGATTACCCTTTTCACCTTTGGCCGAACCTTCATAAATGCCTTAAAGCGCTTACTATTCCAATTTTTGAAGCTGGATAGCTCATCCAGAACTACCATATCCCAGAAAAACTTCACGCCGCTCTGTTCAATCAGCCACTGCAGATTTTCACGGTTAATAATGTAAATATCTGCATCCGCTTCCAAAGCCGTTTTCCTCTCAGCTGCAGAACCAAGAACAATAGAATATCTCAGATGTTTCAGATGATCCCACTTATGAATCTCATCACTCCAAGTATTCCTTGCTACTCGAAGTGGCACTACCACCAGGACCTTACTCACTTCAAAGCTGTCATAGATAAGCTGTTCAATAGCTGTCAATGTAATACTGGTCTTACCAAGTCCCATCCCAAGTATCACGGCTGCTATCGGATGTTCTAATATATAATTAATTGCAAACTGCTGATAATCATGCGGTTTGTATTCCATCAAGAATCCCTCCAATCTGTCCTGCATCATCCAGGACGAATACTTTATATCCAAGAGACCTTAGCTGGTCATGCCTGTGCTCCTGTAAAACTCTTGGCTTCTTTCCCGGTGCCTTCACTTCCACCAACCCAAATTTCCCATCAGGTAATAAAACAAGTCGGTCAGGCCAGCCCGATGAACCGGAATTCCACTTCTCACACAAGCCACCACGCTTTTTAACCTCTCTCACTAATTTCTGTTCAATATATTTTTCACGCATCGCACGCCTCCATCATTCTTAACAGGTGTGCAGGTCGAGTACCTCGTTCCGTAAAACTCTCTTAAGCAGATATTTATTCAAATTCTTCCTAAAGGGACTTTTATGTACTGAGGTTAACGACCTACACAAAAGGGCTTATTCTTACTCCAAAAAGTCCTGTCCTTCCTTAAGCTTCAATCCCACGACCTGCACTCCGGTATTCTTGCGAATACGGTTATAGCCAGCCTTGTCCATCGAAGAATAGAAATCCGTGGTACTGCGGATATATTCGCCGTTCTGCATGCAATGCGCTCTGTAAGCCTGATACAGTTCACCCGATTTTTCCTTATAGGATGGATTTATCTCGCAGCATTCCTCCAGAAACTGCCCCAGCCAGTCATTATCCTCACGATATGCCTGGATAGCTGCCTCTACGACATCCGGAAGTGTTGTATGGAAATTCTTATCAATCGCCATCTTCGCACCTTCAATAATCCAGCTCATAATTGCAGGACCCGCATGCTCAAACAGATAATCCGCATAATTTTTGATGTCACTTTTGCCGGTAATCTTTGCATTGAAGGGTATGACCACCAGCCTTCTCCAGATACCATCATCATTGGCTCCTACCTTTGGAAGATGGTTAGTATAGAGAACCAGAGTATGTGACGGTACAAAAGAAAACGGATCCTTATACTTTTTCTCTGCCTGAATCTCATCTGTAGAGCAAAGCTGCTTCACCACAGCAGTATTCAATCTCATACCTTCCTCCATTTCCGAAGAAATGATGAGACGCTTTCCCTTAAGCTCTGCCATCTCCGGCTTCACATTTCTCTTACAATTCATGGTCAATGCCTCAGCAGAAAGCTTTCCTGCATAATTGCCAAGCACTCTGAAAATAGTATTCCAAAAGGTACTCTTACCATTGGCACCGCCTCCATAAGCAATAATCATATGCTCCTGATACACCTTGCCGATTGCAGCCATGCCCACAGTCTCCTGCACATAATCAATCAGCTTCTGATCCTTACAAAAGAAAAGATTCAAAGCATCCAACCAAATCTGTTTCCCTTCTTCTCCGGGTGAACAGGCCGTAATCTTAGTAATCAAATCCTCCGGATTATGAGGCAGTTCCCCTGCAATTCCTTTTCTAAGGTCATAGGTTGCATAAGGTGTATTAATCAAATTCTCGTTCTTATCTAAATCAGACACTGAGATAGCAATCATCGGCTTTGCCGTATTTGCCGCAGACACGATATATTTGTAATCACGTCTCTTCTGCACAAATTTCAAATAAGTCTGGGCTCCCATCAACATATACACCAAAGGAATAAGCTTCCCATCAACCTCTTTCAGAAGCTCCTTCGGACCAGCCTGGATAGATTCCTTCGGTACACCTGCATCCTCCAAAGCCTTCTCAACTCTTGCCACTTCATCCATAGCATCCTGAAGCTGCAGATCCAAAAATTCCTCGACAGCACCAATCGCCATCTGCTTATCCTCTCGCCAACATTCGCCATCGAATCTTAAAAAGTCTGTAGCACTGGTATATTTGAGCTCATTTCCATACTCTCGAACTAATACCTTTGCCTGTCCGATATCCGAATAATCTTCAGGCTTCAATGAAGCGCTTTCAAAATCTGCATTATATTCATCAGGCGGTACGTAACCCTCCTGATTCACAATACTTTTCTTAAAGAACTTCACTGCGCTGTTCCAGATAGTCTTAAGCTCCGACTCCGGTAGCGGCGGATCACATTTCTTTGCATGTTCTAAGAATGCCTCGTGCGCTTTTTCCGTAATTCCATAGCGTTTCAACACACGCCCGGCAAAACGGCTCATAGTATTATTTCTGCTACCTTCCAGAATCTGCCCACCAGATGCGCTCTCCGAATCCTCGGAATTAAAATCCTCTTCCTCAGTAAGCTGACTGACATCAATTCCTTCATCAATAGTCATCCAGCCATCATGTGCCAGTACTTCTTCACAATCAGCACCGAAGATAAATCTTGCTGCATCCAATGCATTTCCATCAAAGAAGGGATACTCCTTCTGCAGCGCCTTCTTTAGGTTTCCGTACACTTCTGCATCTGTAATCTCTGAAATAGGAAAATAGATGTGATATCTCGGTCTGGCCGACTTCCCCTCCTTTGGAAGCAGATGATGTCTACTGGAAGCAAGCATATATTCCATATCAGGGAATATTTCCTCCAGCTTCTCAGCTGTAATCCACTCTGCCGGTTCCTCTGAATGGTCATTATCAATATCCATGACAATCACATCTGAACAAATGAAATTACCAATACCTCGATAGTTTCCTTTGTACTCTGCGCAAACATGATCTGCCTTCACCGCCTCCCGAAGCTGCTCCGGCGTGACTACTGTCACCTTATTTGGATAGCTGCAGTTTGCGGCCTGGCCAATGCAGTTTGCTGTAAAAATCGTTACCTGCATATCTCAAACCTCGTTTCTATAAAGTAAGGAACAAACTCCTCCTAACTTCCTAAGCGGATTTGACCTACACTTTTCCGGTCATCAAACAAAATAATTTACAAAAAATCAGCCAGAGCAGCATCGCTTCCTTATATAAGCGAAAAATGCCCTGGCTCTTTTTAAAACTTTTTTCAAAAAATTATGCTCTCGACCGGAAAAACAATTTCCAGATGCGCTTAGGAAGATAGAAAGGCACGAAAGCCATTCGGAAAGTGAGGTGCTGCAGATGCAGACAGAAACGATTGATAAAAGCCAGCAGGCTACACCGTCCATCGATGAAGAGCTTATTGACACTCTCATCGCAATCAGTGTTGTATCCAAACGACTGGCAGCCAATCTAAGACAACAGAATACAGAAAATGGAGGGAAACAAGATGAGCAAAATGAGTGAATTATCGCAGGTGCTTGATGAAATGATTGCCTGCGGCGAAGGAATGATCAAAGCTGCTAACGCAATCAAAGACATCTTCTCTTCTACAGAAGAAGCACCAGCAAAAACAGAACCCAAGTCAACCAAGAAAGCTACTAAGGCTTCTGAAGTGGCTAAAGCAGAGGAAACACCGGAACCTACCTATACCAAGGAAGATGTTCGTGCCATACTCGCTTCCAAATCAGCCGCCGGACATAAGAAGGAAGTCAAAGAGCTTCTTGAGAAATATGATGCTCAGCAGTTAAAGCAGGTAAATCCTGATGATTATGCAGCCATTCTTAAGGAAGCAGAGGTGATTGGAAATGCCTAAACACGCATACCTTTCCGCTTCTGCCAGTCACAGATGGTTAGCCTGTCCACCAAGCGCAAAGCTCTGTGCCAATATTGCGGATCAAACATCCGAATATGCACAGCAGGGAACCCATTGTCATGAGCTATGCGCCTACCTTGTAGAAAAAGCACTTGGCAGAGCTGTCACTGATCCGACACAAAACCTGACCTTCTACGATGCTGAAATGCAAAACTGCGCAGAGGAATACAGGAATTATGTCCTGGAACAAATCGAAGCAGCCAAGGAATTTTGCAAGGATCCACAGGTCATGATTGAGCAGAGACTGGACTTCTCCCGCTGGGTTGAAAACGGCTTTGGAACCGGTGACTGCGTCATCGTTGCAGACGAAGTATTGCAGATTATCGATTATAAGCACGGTCTCGGTGTCCTGGTAAGCGCCGGCGATGATGAACACGGTGGAAACAGTCAGATGATGTGCTACGCCTTAGGCGCATTGGATGCCTTCGGTGATATCTATGACATTAATCAGATTAAGATGACCATCTTCCAACCAAGACGTGACAACGTCAGTACTTACACCATTTCCAAAGATGATCTTCTGAAATGGGCTGACGAAGTTCTAGCACCTACCGCACAGCTTGCCTATGTAGGCGAAGGCGAATTCAAAGCCGGTGACCACTGTCAGTTCTGTAAGGTAAAAGCCACCTGCAGAAAGCGTGCAGAATACAATTTGGAGCTTGCAAAATATGACTTTAAAATGCCAGCCACCCTGGATGACATAGAAATCGCTGCTATCTTAGCAAAGGTGGATGAAATGATTTCCTGGGGAAATGACATCAAAGAATATGCCCTACAGCAGGCCCAGTCCGGTGTTCACTTCGATGGTTGGAAAATCGTAGAAGGAAGATCAAACAGAAAATTCACTGATGAAGCCGCTGTGGCATTCAAAGTAAAAGATGCGGGATACGACCCGTATGAGAAAAAGCTTCTTGGCATCACTGCCATGAGCACATTGCTCGGAAAGAAGAAATTTGAAGAGCTATTAGGTGAGCTTGTATATAAGCCACCAGGTAAACCAGCATTGGTACCGGAATCCGATAAGAGACCGGCAATGAATACAGCACAAGATGATTTTAATGAGTAAAAGGAGGACCAATATTATGGCAAAGATTCAGAACCCTACAAAGGTAATCACAGGAGTAAACACACGATGGAGCTATGCGAATGTATGGGATGCTAAAAGCATCAACGGAGGTGCACCGAAGTACAGTGTCTCTCTCATCATTCCTAAGTCCGACACCGTAACCGTTAACAAAATCAAGGCAGCTATTGAAGCCGCTTATGAGGAAGGTCAGAGCAAGCTTAAAGGAAATGGTAAGACTGTTCCTGCACTCTCCATCCTCAAAACACCTCTTCGCGATGGTGATTTAGAGAGACCTGACGATCCGGCTTATGCTAATGCTTATTTCATCAATGCTAACAGCGCTTCTGCACCTGGCATCGTGGATGCAGACCGTCAGCCTATCCTTGAGAGATCAGAAGTATATTCCGGTGTTTACGGCAGAGCTTCTATCAATCTCTACGCTTTCAACAGCAACGGAAACAAGGGTATCGCCTGTGGGCTTAACAATCTCCAGAAGATTAGAGATGGTGAACCCCTCGGTGGTAAATCCAGAGCTGAGGATGATTTCGCTTCTGATGAAGAAGATGATTTCCTTGAATAATCAAATGTAACAACGACAACCAAGCAGGCGGTGGTAATACTGCTGCCGCCTGTGACAATCAAAGAAAGTAGGTGAATTAAATGACAACAGATATGATTAACCAGATTCTTGATGGAATGGCTCGTGGAACACTTATCGGCATCGGTGCAGCCTTCTGGATCATGGGACTTGCAGCGATATGGAAATGGTTCCTCGGTGTAATGAAGAGATTTCTCCACTGGGTAAATCCTAAGTGGTTCAAGCCTAAAACCGAAGAAACTGACAAGAACTAATACTAAGGCGGCAGTACTCTCCGGTGCTGCTGCCATTTTTATAAAGGAGCAAATCTATGAATGAAATGTCAATTGATTTAGAGACCTATAGCGATGTTGATATCTCCAAGTGTGGAGCCTACAAGTACGCTGAGTCTGATAATTTTGAGATACTACTGTTCGGTGTATCTATTGATGGTGGTGAAGTACAGGTATTTGACCTTGCCTGTGGCGATACCATTCCTGATGATATCCTTGCAGCCTTATCTGATAATACAGTTACAAAATGGGCTTTTAATGCTAATTTTGAAAGAATCTGTTTATCCAACTGGCTTAGGAAGCATCACCCGGAACACTTCAAAGGCTACAGCATTCCAGAAGACCCTGTTTCAAAATATCTGAATCCAGTCTCATGGAAATGTACTATGATATGGTCAGCTTATATGGGCTTACCGCTCTCTCTTGAAGGTGTTGGTGCAGTCCTTAAACTTCAGGATCAGAAAATGAAGGAAGGCAAAGACCTCATTAAATACTTCTGCTGTCCTTGCAAGCCGACTAAGGTAAATGGTGGCAGAACCAGAAACCTTCCGGAGCATTCCCCTGATAAATGGGAAACCTTCAAAGCCTATAACAAACGTGATGTCGATGTGGAAATGGCTATTAAGCAGAGATTTTCAAAATTCCCGGTTCCTGACTTCGTCTGGGATGAATACCATCTTGACCAGGAAATCAATGACCGTGGAATTATGCTGGATATGGATGTAGTAGAAAATGCTATCGCATTCGATGAAAAGTCCAAGGCAGAGCTTATGATTACTATGCAGAATATTACTAACCTTGATAATCCAAACTCAGTAGCCCAGATGAAGCAGTGGCTCTCTGATAATGGTATTGAGGCTGAGTCACTTGGCAAAAAGGATGTGGTCACTATGATAAAAGATACCGACGGCGATGTGGCTGATGCCCTTAAACTCAGACTCCAGCTTGCAAAGTCATCCGTGAAAAAATACCAAGCAATGCAAAACGCTGTCTGTAAGGATGGCAGAGCTCACGGTATGTTCCAGTTCTATGGTGCCAATCGTTCAGGAAGATGGGCTGGACGCTTAATCCAGTTGCAGAACCTTCCACAAAATCACATGAATGACCTGGCTGAGGCTCGTGAGCTTGTCCGTACCGGTGATTATGAAACTCTGGAGCTTCTCTACGATGATATTCCCGATACTTTAAGCCAACTCATCCGTACAGCATTTATTGCAAGACCGGGATATAAATTCGTAGTATCTGACTACTCTGCTATCGAAGCCAGAGTACTGGCACATCTTGCCGGTGAGTCTTGGCGTTCCAAAGTATTTGCAGAAGGAAAAGATATCTACTGTGCTTCTGCAAGCCAGATGTTTGGAGTACCTGTAGAAAAGCATGGTGTAAACTCACACCTCAGACAGAAAGGCAAAATTGCTGAACTCGCCTTAGGATATGGCGGTTCTGTCGGTGCTCTGAAATCCATGGGTGCTTTGGAGATGGGTTTAACAGAAGATGAATTGCAACCTTTGGTTGATTCGTGGAGGGCATCCAATCCTATGATTACAGCCTTCTGGTGGGATGTTGATAATGCGGTTAAAACTGCTATCAAGATGAAGGTTCCCACAGAAGTAAATGGAATCAAATTCCTCTGCCGAAGCGGAATGCTCTTCATCAAGCTTCCTTCTGGCAGAACTCTTAGCTACGTAAAACCTCGTATCGGAGAAAATCGATTCGGCGGTGAATCCGTAACCTATGAAAGTGTCGGTTCCACCAAGAAATGGGAAAGAATTGAAAGCTACGGTCCGAAGTTTGTAGAGAACATCGTGCAGGCAGTCTCCAGAGACCTTCTCTGTTTTGCCATGCGTAACCTTTCCCACTGCTTTATCTGTGGCCATGTCCATGATGAGCTCATTATCGAATGCAGTGCAGACGCAGATTACAAATCCATCTGTAATGTCATGGGAAGATCACCTGACTGGATGTCGGACATCCTGATCAGAGGCGATGGCTACGAGACAGAATTTTATAAAAAAGATTAA